ATAGTTGCCTGTGAAAGCCATCAGGTCACCGCCTGTCTGTACTGACCAGAACGGTATGCGTCCTGACGCTCCATGCCGTCGCCCAAACGCTTGGCCAAAGCAAGTGCCTCGTTGTACTTGGTGTTGTACAACTGAATCATGTCGGCCTCACCTTTCATAAAGGTGTACGCCTCAACAAGCGAACCGTACAGCAGCACGGAATCAAAGTTGTCACCAAGCCATGTACGACCGTCACCAGCAACAGTGATGGATTCTGGGTAGTAGTAGTAATGCAGTTCAATGCTGTACGACGCATCTGGAGTCGGGCCAAGAATGAACGAAAGCTCATCCGTGATTGTTGGCGAAACACCAGACGTTGTCGTTGGACCAAAGATTGCGTAGTACTTGGGCTGACCATAGTAAAGCACATTGGTATTTGGAAACGATTGCCGGATGAAGTTCACATCTTTGTTGAGCAAGAACTCATAGTTGTCGCTCGAATCAATCACAGCAATTGAGTACACGGCCAAGAAATCATTTGGGCACGACAGATACTTGTTGCCAACAGTCGCTGTACCCGTCACGTTCTTGCGCAACGATGGAAACTGAATCGTGTTGTAGATGCGCTGTTCCGCCTGCTTGATGAAAGTGTTGATCTGCGTCGTCGCAGTTACACCACTTCCATCAGCAAGGTACGTCGTCGGAAACTGGTTCTCCGTATACGACTGGATTGCAGCAACAAGTTCTGTGTAGGTCATGCCATCGGTCCGCGTGCCATCACGCCTTTAGTTGCCGCGCCTGTGCCGCGAATCTTCACGCCATCAGTCTTGGTAGGCTTGTAGTTGCCCTTGCTGATGCCAGCCACAGACGGGTTCATTTCCGACATGACCTTTGCACCGGGCTCATACTTCTGATCGGCCTTAACCGATTTGCCCTTCATCGTGTGGGGCTCGGCGTACACAGAAGCGGAACCCACTTCCTTGCCGCCTTTCTTCATGCTGTACTTGGCCATGATTAGCCTCCACGCTGGTTCATGGCGCGAGCCATGTTGCGACCGACCTTGCGCATATCCATGCTGGTCGGGCCACCTTTTTTCAGACCGGTCAGCTTGGTTTTCTTGCCGCCGTGCATCTGCTTATCGTGCATTCCGATGGCCTTTTTGATCATCTTCTTGTCCTGCGCGATGTCTTGTTTCATTTCACCCTTTTCAGAGTGCATTTCCTTTTTGGCCATGTTCGACTCCTTACGTCGTTGATACCGTTACTGTACCCAATTGCACGGACAAAACCAAGTTATTTGGTGTCAATCCGTCATCATTTAAGCGAGAGCCACCGACTGGAGCCCAGCCCCATTGGAAGATCCTGCTGCCTGCCTCTGGCGTGCCCGCGCCTTGCACGGTTGGGCCACCAGTGAGGTTTATTTGCAAGCCATTGTTGCCCGACAAGATGTAGCTCACATCGCGACGTGGCTCACGCACAGCCTGCGGGTCGTTCACCGGGTACATGCCGAGCTGGAGCTGGGGCTGATCTTCTTCCCAGCACTCGGGGCAGACCTTGATGTTGACCTGCTTGGTCTTGATGGTCAGCTTTTTCAGTTGCTTGAGCATGTACCGCTGGGCGCATCGATCGCACTCAGCAATGGCGTACTTGCCCGAGCTGAACTTATTAGGCATACAGCATGTTCCTCGGCACGTAACGGTCCGCAGACTTGTCGCGGTCCTCGGTCGATGCAAGAGCCCACTGCTCCTCATACTCAGCCTTGAGCCACTGCATGCGCGTCTCTGCGCCGGGCAGTTTCTGCGACAGGTAGAAGGCCAAGCCAGCCACCATGCAAGGAATCAAGCGGAACGGGATGTCAGCGATGTTCACGCCGTTGCCAGCATCCTGGATACGGCGCATGCGGTAGTAGACGAACGTGTACTGGTTGCCGGGCGCTTGCGGGGCTGGGTAGACGTTCACCGTGGACAAGTTGTTCACGAAGATGGGCGTCTGGTTTGCGTGCTGCGCAGCAATGGTGTTGTTTTGCGCACGGAAGCAGTTGAGCAACTGGCCATTCACGCTGTCCACGTTCTGGTAACCGATCGTCTCACTGCCCACATTGATGAAACCAGTAGTCGGCAACACCTGTACGTTGTTCACATTGATGGTCGTGTCACTGATGCCCAGGGTGCCGTTCAATGTGGCCGTGGTGCTGTTAATGTTGCCAGTCTGACGGTTGATCCAGAACTGCACAGGGCGGCCCTGGGCGTACTTGTTTGGGATCGTCAGGTACGTACTTTCACTGATGCGGTTGATGTTGATGTCAATCTGGTTCTCGCCCACGCCGGTACGGATGACGGTGTCCAAAAGGTCAATCGTGTCGTTGGGGATGCAGTACTGAATCTGGTTGGTGTTCAGGACGATCTGGCCCTGCTCAATGGTCCAAAGGTTGATGCCCCTGTTAGCCCACTCAATGGTGAGCATGTTCAGGCTGCGGCGGGCTGTGCGCAGGTCGTAACCCGTACGCAACTCAGCGCCGCAACGCTCAAACGCATCCTCGACCATCTCATTCAGGTCGAGATTGAATGCGGTGGTTCCGGATGTGTATGCCATTTCAGATCATCTTTCCGCGTGTTTTGCCCCGTTGCGCAATGCCATCGGCGCGTTTGGATGCAGTCATTCCGCCTTTTTTGTAATCATCGCTGGTCTTGATGCTTCTGCTGCTTCCAGCGCCGGGATCATATCTATAAGGCTCCCGTGGGGGTTCAAAATTCAACTCGCCAGAAAGCTCTTCTGTGTACTCCCGGTCTTTGCGGTTTTTGGCGGGACGACTGCCAGCAGGACGAGGGTTCAACGGGTTAAGTTTGTATTCAGCCATTTTTTGCAGCTCTCATGTTGTCAACCAAATTTGGGTACGGTCTACCCGCAGATTTGGCCATGCCCTTGGCTTTTGCCTTCTGCTTGGCCGACAGCTTCTTGGGAGCGCCCAGGCTTTGTGGGCGTGGCTTACTCCACACCTCGCCGCCCTTGGCAAACTGAGTGAAATCAGTGTCATCGCGGCGCGCTTTCTTCGCGCCGGTAGGCATTTTGGAAGGGCTGATGTCGCCCATGCCGCGAGACTTTCTCATTTCTTGTACATCCCACCGCCGCACATGGCGACCATCGTGCCTTTGGTCTTGCCGCGAGCAGCAATACCATCGGCGCGCTTTGATGCGCTGGAAACGTTGCCACCCTTTGCATAGGGAGTGGTGCGAGCAGCTTCGTACAAGCGCTCGTTGCGCTTTTGCTCTGCCATCTCACGGGCCTCTGCGCGGGCGCGGCGCGTCTCCGCGTCGTCTTTGGAATAGTCAGCCATGTCAGCCTCCTGAAATCAGCACTTGCCGCCTTTTTTCATGCCCTTGTTGCCGGGCATCACGATTTGTTTGCCCTTGGTCTTGCCTTTGGTGGCAACGCCATCACGGCTGGGAGCAGCGGTTTTCACTTTGCCCATAGGTGTGGGCTTCACAGTTTTCACAGTAGCCATGACTTGGCCTCCTTGTTTAAAAAGCGCCTCTTTCCCGTGGTGGGTCTTTGGCTGGTTGATGCCCTGGCGAGGCGATGTGCCACCAGAGCGAAACTTCTTGCCTTCATCGGCCTTGGCAAACTCTTTGCCCACCGACTGCGCGATGCCAACTTTTTTGGCGAACTTGGGGCTGTGCGCAACAGCCATCATCAAGTTGTGCTGGGCTTTGGATTTAGATGGCACTGCGCGACTCCTTGATGAATGCGTCAATCTTGTCGTTCAGCTTGTCGAACCGATTGTCGATGTGCGTCACGATCCTGTCCACTTCCGCGTTCGTCACGTTGTCCCGAGCAATCTCCTCCCGGGTTCTGTTCAACAGGATTTGCAGTCTGCTCAACTCGGCTGACTTTTCCCGCAAGTTCCAACTGAGTAACCCGATGAATGTAGTCAGCAAGGCGTTCCATACCATCATTTCCATGTTACGAACTCACTCCATGTTTTTGCTTGTATTTTTCCCACTCCGGCGAATCTGACGAAGCAAACAAATACTGTGCAGCAAACTCTAAAAGCATTGGGTCATCTCGAAAATGTCCGAGGCCGCGATTGCAATGATTGCAAAGCATTCCACGAATTTTGCCTGTTTTGTGGTCATGGTCAACAACAAGCTTTTCTTCCGACCCGCAAATCACACACTGTTTGATTTCCTGTTTGATTTGAGCCAACTGCTCATCAGAAATCACATCTCTAAATTTGCCACGGTTATTTGAATTTCTGTAATCTCGACGACACGCACGACACCAACTATCCAGCCCATTTTGTTTTTTGTTGTGGGGCGGGAAAAATTCAGCCGTCTCCGGCTTTTCCGAATTACAGCGTGTACAGGTCAGCATTTCCACGCTTTCAAAGCTAAGTTAATTCGAGATTTTGGATCGTTCGCAGTTTTTGATGAAGTATTTTTTTTCTTGTGCCCTTCCATCCTGGCGCAGAACGATGCCTTGCGGCCTGCATCAGCCTTGGTCTTGGGGTTGGGAGCAGGTGGCTTAAGGTTCATGCCTTGCTTTTTGGCCGAGGCACGCCCCTTCGCATTCAGGCCGCCTTTTGGGTTCTTGCCTTCTTTGCGTTGCCATGCTGGTGATTTAGCCATTTGCCACCTTCAACTTTGCTTTGCGTAGGTTGTCGAGCAGCGGAACCATGACATCGTTCTTGAAGTCGTTCGTGAACTCTTCCGTGCCCATGTGGGGCAGGCTGATCTCCACGTCGGTCCAGATCTTGAAGCCCTCGGCACGAGCCTTGTCGCAGAACGAGTAGTCCTCGCCCACGAAGTTGCCGTCTTCAATCTTGAAGTCGAAAACGCTGGCAACGTTGCCAGCACCGTCGCTGCTCAAGTACTGTTCTGACTTGGCCGCGATCGTCTCAATCACATGGCGGCGGATCAGCATGAAGCCTGTGCCCACGCGGTTGATGCGCATCATCGCGCCATCGAATTCAAGGTCGCCGTTTTCGTCGAAGTAGAGGTCCATGAAGAACTTCTTGTCCTTCGCGCGGCGAGGGTAGTTGCCAGCGGTGATGTCTTTGTCACCACTCTGCGCAAGCAGACGCAGAATGTCATCGGTCTGCGCAATCACGTCAGAATCAATGAACAACAGTTCTGTGCAGTCTGTCTTGAGAAATTCGTCAACCAGCCTGTTCCGGGCCATCGTGATGATGGAGCACCCGGAAACATGGCCGAGTCGAACTGAAATGCCAAGCCGCATTGCGGCAGGCATGAGCTGGGCGAGCGAGTAAGCCAGCTTGATGCTTAACTTCCCGTCGTAGGTTGGGATGCCAATGAAGAGCTTGCGCCCCTCAAGGCTTACTTGCTTTGTCTCAGCCATAGAACACCGTAATGCCAGTGACAGAACCGACGCTCAAGGTCAAATAAAGACCTGTTTTCGCCAGCACGCCTTCTCCTGGAACAAGTATGTAAAAGGAGTTGGGTGTGCCCAAGCTTGGGATGTCCATCGTGTACAAAACAGCGCCGCTGGCGCTGCCGTCACGAATCTCGAACGTCGCCGCAGTTGTCGCCTTGGGGGTGACAACAATGCCTTTGAGTCGCGTACGTCCCGCATAGTAAGAACCAGCGGCACTCAAATGCGCTGATAGAACGTCGGTTTGCATCATGGAGATTTACTCCTTAGACGTTCTGTTGGCCAGCCAGAGGATCAACCACGAAGTAGGTGATGTAGCCGCCAACAGTGCCAGCACCGCTGGTGTCGATGGTCACAGTTACATAGCTCAGTTCGCTGGTGGCAGTCAGAGCCAAACCGCTGGTAACCACGCCAGTGGAGGCCACAGACAGGTTGTTTGCGATTGCAGCGCCGGTCACGGTGCCGCTGGTGTAGCCACGAGTGCCCAGATCAACAGAGCCTGCGCCAGCGTCATTGATGACAACGCCAGTGACAACTGCACCAGCGGGCAAGATCAAGGCGGGAGCGTTGGAAGCGGAAGAGGTGGTGACGTTGGTTGCGGTTGCAACAGAGGCGTCGGCAATGTAGAACTGCGCGGCCATCATGCCGGAGCCACAATAAGCGGTGCGCGTTTGATCGCCGCCACCAGAACGCCAAATACTTTGGGTGGTAGAAACTGCCATTTTGAATTGTCCTCATGTACGAGATTAGCGCATCAATCGGTACATCGTCTGCCGGGTCAGTTTGATGCGCCGGGAGTCCCGGGCGTGTCGTGAATATACACGACAAACAGCAAAAGAAAAAGGGGCCGAAGCCCCCTTTTCTCGTGACGCTGATTAAGCGCCAGCAGAGCCGTACATGCCCAGTGGGTCAGACCAACCGAAGCTGTAACGCTCGCGGGCCTTGTAGCGTACGTTGCCGGTGTCGAAGTCACCGTCCATCGATTGCTGCAAGGGGGTGCGCTCGAAGTGCTTCATGCCGTTGGGAACGTCAGTGGTCAAGAACCATGCGTTCGTGTCGGTCAAGAAGTGGTTCACGGTGTAACCCTCGGGGATCGAGCCGTTGTTCTTCAAAGCGTTGATGTCGTTGTCGTTTGTGCCAACGCGCAGTTCGGTTTCGAGCAAGCGAGTTGCAACGAACTGGAGTGCTGGTGGAACGATCAACTTGCGAGGCTTGGCTGCGATCAACAGACCACGTTCGTCCGTCCACAAGCTGATTTGAATCACGGCGGCTTCCAAGGAAGTCTCGTTCAAATCGGCAGCAGTCGAAGGAATGTTGCTGTTGGTGCCACCAGAAACCAAGGGGTGAGCGCTGTTGAACAGAGTCACGCCGTCGCCGCCGTTGTAGCCAGCGGTGAAGCCGTTGTTCAGAACAGCAGCAGCCTTAACCTGCTTGGTGTACGCCATAGCGCGAGCCAAAGCCTTGGTGTAACGAGCAGACAGGCTGTCGTACAGGTTGTCTTCGATGGCCTCTTCGGTCAGCGAGAAACCCAAAGCGATGGTTTCGTGGGTATAGCGAGCAGTCCAAGCTTCTTGGCCGTTGTCGTATGCGATTGCCGAGCCTTCAGGCTTGACAGGCGCTGCGCTGAAGCCAGACAGCTTGGTTTCTTCTTCGAAGCTACGCTCAGATGTCTCTGTTTCGTAGATCTCTTTGTGCTCCTCGCCATACTTGGCGTACTCAAGGCCGAACAGTGCATTCAAACCGGGCAGGAGTTCTTTGAGTAGTTGTGCGCGTGAAATTGCCATTTCAGATTACTCCTTAAACGCCGGTCGTGTCGTTGTACTGGTGCAAGTTGAACTTGACCAGGAACTCGTAATAGGTAGTGGCAGAAGCACCAGCAGGGCCGGTAGCTGTGTCTGGCACCACGTCAATCACGCGGACGGGCAGAGTGTTGGTGGTATCGGCAGAAGCGCCGTCAATACCGTAGTAGGAGTCACCAGTGGTGGTGCTGCCTGTGTTCACGGTAATGGCAACGTTAGAGCCAACGAGGGCGCGGCTGTAGGCGGTGGGGGTAGTAGTACCTGCACCGTTGGTGGCCACAACTTTGAAGACCGCATTTGGATCATCCACAACGTAGCCGAAGGCCATGTTGGTGGTGGTCGAAGTGGATGCGGGGTAGTACTGACCTTGCACGGTTTGACCGTTCGAGTTCACGTACTGGCAGCCAACCAACACGCCGACGGAGTCGCCAGAGTTGGTAGCAGTTTTAGCGATCAGGTAACCGCTGGTGTTGACGGCAACGGTGTCGCCGTTCAGGATCGCAGTAGCGTAGCTAGGTGCGATGGGGATTTGACGAATAGCGCCAGCATACGGCAGGCCGTCAAGACGATTGACAGGCTTGAAACCGTAAGTTTTGCTAATTGTGGGATAAGCCATCTTTAGCTCCAAAGGTTAGTTTGAACGACCAATCGATGTTGTGGTTTTGCCCTCTTTAAAGATAGGCATCCGCGCATCAGATTGGCGCAACAAATTGTTGTCCACAGCGGTCATCTGAGCTTGTGTCTGCTGAGAGAAATGCGCATTGCGTTGCGCCACAAACTCGGAAGGCGTTTTGCAGAGTAACAATCCGCCGATCTCGATGTTGTCCTTGTAACGGGAACCGGGATCGACTAGCAGTCGGAATTTCGGTTGCTCCTCAATACGAACCGGCTCCCAACCTTCACGGAGTTTGGCCGAGAGGTTACGTGGGTCAGCTTGGTTCAAGGTCGCAACGCGAATCCAGCGGTAGTTATAGCCAGCCTCTTTGTCAGGCTCAGGGAGAAGCTCGGGTTGCATCCACTGCTTGGGACGCTCCGTGAATTCTCTGCTTTCAACTTCGCGAGGTGCTCGGGGTGTAGTGTTTGCCATTTATTTCTCCAATCGTTTCAGTTCAAGTGCGTATTGTTCAGGTGTCAGTCCCAGTTTTTGTGCCAGGGCGACTTGTCGTTTGGACAGCTTAATTTTGTTGGAAGCTGTGGAACGAACTGCCGGTGCTACAACCGTTGGCGGCTGCTTGCGTTGCGGCTGTGTTTGAACTTCAACACTCTCCTCATCGTTGGTCAATGACATGTTCCCAAACACCTCTGGGAACCTTTTGCGCATTGTTTTGTCCAATGTCGCGTAATACTCGTCGGAACCGACAGTCACGCCATTGTCGCGCAGATCTTCGTGGAATCCCAACGCAAACGCCGTCATGGCGCGGTTGGTTCCAAACCAAGGGTTGCGCTTTTGCCACGCAACGGCCTTCTGATCTGGCTCAGGCACGAACGCTTCGTCCGGCTTAGTATCAATTCTTGCAGGAGTTTCCACCTCTTGTAAAGTGGGCATCCTGAAATTTTTTGCCTGCATTGCTTTCAGGTTTGCTTCCTGAAGCTTCTGTGTGGCCTCGGTGATCTTGTCAACGTCGCCGCTTTCGTAGGCTTCCTTGTACTCGCGTTGTGCGATCAACAAGCCCATTTCAGCAGACTGCTTCAGGTTCTCGACGAATTCTTTTTCGCCTTGCTGAAGCACGCCACGCACCTTCTTGTTGTCTTCCATCAGACGCTTGGCATACGCAACAGCCTCTTCATGTTCACGCAGAGCACGCTCTTTTTCGCGGCGCTCGTCGTGCCATGCCTTCTTCATTTGAAGCAGCTTTTGCTTTACCTCTTCGTCGTACTGAGACAACTCGTCTTTGTCGAGCTTCTCAACGATTTCCTTTGGCAAAGGCTCACGGCCTTGATCTTCCTCTGGGGTATCGTCTTCAATCTCAATCTCAAGCTTTTGCTCTTCCTGCTCGGCTTTCTCGTCCATCTCGTCAGGAAACTTGAATTCGCTTTCATCCATCTTTGTTGCCATTGCTGCTCCTTATGCGCGCTTGATGCCACGCGGATCTTGAACAACCGCTTCCACAGAATCATCGTTGATCATGCGGAATTCGCGACCATGAATGCGCAGACGAGTGCCGGCATTCGGACGGACGATGACAAAGTCGCCCTGTTTGCACCACGGACCTGTTGGGAATCGCTCTTTGTCAGCGTAACAGTCCGGACCCAAAGCCACGACGAAAAGCACTGTTGCCAGCTTTTCCTCGAAATCAATGGTCGATTCAGCTTTCACCAAACCGATTGAGCTTTCTTCAAATTCCTTCTCCACTTCTGGAATGGCGCAAAGAATTCGATAGCCTTTTGGCTCTGGTAGTTGTCGTGCTTTCTCTTCATCGGTGGCGTCCATTTTGTAGGAACCAACGATTTGAGGGTTGCTGGCGTTTGTGGCCAACAAGATTTCACTCGTCATCAAATTTCTCCAAGTTTTGTTGCAGGTCTAATGCGTAACCTCTTGCAATCAGCAGACCGCGAATCTCACCGCAGAGGGATTTGTATTCCTCAAAGCTCGTACACCGCCCATTTGATAGGTAGTCTTTGAGTTGAGAAATTTTGTCGTCAGTTTGTTTGACGATTACTTCGAGCGCATCCATCAGTCACCTTTTTTGGTAGGTTTGTCTTTGGGCTCAGGTTTAAGTTTTTCCATCAACGCTGTCTTCAGGCCGTCGGCCATCAAATCACGTTGTTGAACTTGCTTCTCGTGTTGGCGTTGTGCATGATCTTTGGCAACGTCTTTGACCAACGAGATCACGTCTTTGGTACGTGCGTTCTCGTTTTGGGCAACAGTGCGCGCTGCTTCGATGTCTTGTTGACGCTTCTTGAGTGCGATGTCCGCTTGGTCTTTTGCGGCTTTGCGTTGCAGGTCTTGCTGTTTGAGTGCAAGCTCTTGCTGTTGCATTTGGACCAATGGATCTTGGGCTTGCTGCTGTGCTTGCTGTTGAGCAACTTGCTGTTGGTTTTGTTGCAACAGGCGTTGTGCCGCTTGCGCGAGCAGCGGGGCAAGCTTTGCTTCCACCTCGGGGCTCATGTGAACCTCTTCTCCCGCTTCGTCGTGCTGCGGCGGCAGTGACATGCCGAGCTGCATTTCGATTTGCTTGCGGTACTCGAAGCCCAAGTGCTCGTTGATGTGAGCATTCATTGCGGCCTGGAGTTGTTGCGCCATCGGGTTCTTCTGCAACAGCGACAAGATCTTTGGGTCTTGCATGGCTGCCATGTGAACGGCAATGTGCGCTTGGTGGTCTTGGTACAAAAACGCCTTGACTGGTTTGCCCATCAAGATGTTCTGGTTCTCGCTCACTGGATCGACGGGCTTCATGTCGTCTTCCATTGGGATGAGCTTCTGTGCGTTCTTGATGCCCAGCACCTCCAACATCTGGCGGTGCAACAGAGGCATGTTGTACATCTGTGGCGCGCCCTGGGCCAGTTGCAACACAGCTTGATACTGCGTGATCTTCTGGGCCATCGTGGATGCGTTAGGGTCCGACACCGGGATGACATCGACGTTGTCGTAGTCCGACTTCTTCGCTGCGGGCGTGCCCTCTTCGGGCATGTAGTCGTAATCCTCTGGGGTGTAGTCGCGGATGATCTCTTTGAGCAGGCCCAGCTCTTCTTTCAAGCTGAAGTGGATGCGCGCCTGCACGGCAGACATCACTTTGAGCGTGCGCTCCAGGATCGCGAGCGTCGTGCCCACCGGTGCGTTGGCCGACATGTCGCTGACATCGAGGTCTGCGGTGTTGGCAAAGCGGCGACCATCGTCAATGATCTGGTTGAGCAACTGCAACAGGGTTTGGCTCGGCTCTTTGTAGGGCAGAGTCATCAAGTTGTCTTTGATCGTGCCGCTTGGCACGTCCACGTCGCGGAATTCACCCGGTGCGATCGGTGTGTCGTCGCCTTTGACCCGCATGCCGCGCGCCTTGAAGCCTCCGGGCAGGTTGGCCAACGAGCCAGCGTCCACCAATTGGCGCAACAGCGACGTGCCGCTCTTGGCAAACGCGCCGATGAGGTGAATCAGGCCGAAATGGTAGAAGCCAAAGCCTGGGATGTAGCCGTAGTGGACGAAATGCTGGCGCTTCTTGTGCAATTCGTCCTCTGGACGCCAGTTTCGGCGAATGGCCAGGACTTCACCGCTGCTTTTGTCGATGGTGACGATGTAGGGCAGTGCAATGCCAGTTGGATTGCCGTCTTCGTCCTTGTGTTCGTACCCTGGGACGTCCAAATTGACCGACATTTCCAGGATTTTGTGGCGATCGTCAGTCGTTGCGCGGAATCCCAGTTTTTCTGCGATCTTTTTCTCGACCTCGTCGAGCGTGTTGTCTGGTGTGCCCAGGTCAACGTTGCGCCAAAAGCCTTGGTACTGGAGGATCTTGACCTGATTCTCTGTTTTGCGCATCACATGGGTGGCGCGCGGTGTGGATTCCAGGCTGGATGCGCCGTATGGCACCACCATGTCCTCTGCCGGCACAAAAATTGAGGTCTCGCGGCCCAGTTGTGGGTCGTAGTAGACCTTTTTGAACGCGTTGCCAGCCAGTCCCAAGCCCCACAACATGCGCTCATGCTCTGGTCTGAACTCTTTGTTCTTGTCCGTGAGGCGGTAATTCATGTCTGCGGCCACTCGAACGGCTGCCGCCTTCTTCTCCGGCGTCTCTTTGCCGATGATTTGGGTCTTCACCGGTCCAGCAGCAGGGAAAGTGGACATCATCGTCTCAGATTGGAAGCGCACAAGCGCCTCGCCAAGCAATGGGTGGTACACGCCGCACGCGCCTTCCCATGGTTCGCTGCGCTCTTCGATCTTCAGGCCCAGCAATTCGAGGCCATCGACGTAGGTTTGCAGCCAATCTTTGCGTGAGCCAAGGTCTTCTTCAAAGTCAGCGATCAAGTCGCCTGACAGCTCGGCCAAATAGCCTTCGTCGAGATATTCTGCGAGGTTGGCATCGAAATCTTCAGCCAATTCTCGGCTGGGTTCGAGTTCGATTTCCATTCCATCGACGCCAATTCTGACGGCTTCGGGATCTTCGATTTCAATTTCAATCTCGGGCGCTGATTCAGCCAGAGCTTCAAGACCTTGGGGAGCCGCGTAAAGGGCTTTGTCGATGTTGGTGGCCATCTGTTACCTCAGTAATATGCGTATGAGCGTCTTGCAACGGGTCTGTCATCGTCGTCATCTGATGCAAGCCTGATGAAACCGCCCTGTCGGAACCGGATGAGCGCTTGCGTTGACGAGTCAACCAAGTCGTCGTGCGAAGCATTTGGAAACGCTGCCATTTGTTCGATCACTTCGTGAGCCCACCTCATGTCTGGAGCCCACACTTTACCTGATCTGAACAGGTCAGTCACGGAGTTTAAGCGCACGAACTTGTCATTGCCTCGCGTCGGCGTGTACTCTGACACCGGGATGCCCATGCGTCGCATCTCAAACACCAATGGCGCGCCCGCAGCTTTCGCTTCAATGATGCAGGTGTCAGGCTCCCACTCTTTGTAGAGCTCGATCGCTTTGTCTTTCAGCTCTGGGAACTCCATGCGTTCTTGGAAAGCATCGAGCAAGATGATGTTGACGTCGTTTTCGTCTTCGTCTTTGTGGAAGACGCCCCACGTCGTGCAGGCAGAGAAGTCACTCCTCTCGCTTTTGGTGAACGCCGTGTCCCAAGATTGAATGATGTACTGGCATGGTGGAGCTTGCTTGCCTTCCCACATCTTCCACCAATCGCGCTTGACCAGGGCACCCTCTTCGCCAGTTGGCTTTTGCTGGTACTGAGCGTTCCACTTGGACGGCGGCAGTTCTTCTTTCAGCGCTTCCAGTTCTTTGATCGACCAGAATTCTGGCCACAGTGGATTGCCTGATGGCAGAATAGCCGGCAGCTCAATCACGTCCCAGTCTTCACCGGTGCTTCTCTTCATGGCATCAGCCAGGACTCGCCCCGTCAAGTCATTCTCTGCCCAGCGCGTCATCACGATCACAATCGTTCCGCCCGGCTGTAGACGCTGACGTGGACCTGACGTGTACCACTCGTAGACTTTTTGGTAGACCTCTGGGTTGCCAGCAGCCAAGGCCGCCTCTTGTTCTGAGTGTGGGTCATCGATGATCACGATGTCACCACCCTTACCCGTCACCGTACCGCCCACACCAATAGCGAAGTACTCGCCGTTTTTGTTTGTGCTCCAACGACCCGCCGCCTTCGAGTCTTGGCGCAACGTCACGTCTGGAAAAATTTTTGCGTATGCTTCTGAGCCAACCAAGTTACGCACCTTACGGCCAAAGCCCACAGCCAGTTCGCCCGTGTTCGAGCACTGGATGATCTTCTTCTGTGGAAACAGGCCCAAGTACCAAGACGGAAATAAGTAACTCGCGAACTCAGATTTCGTGTGACGAGGCGGCATGTTGATGATGACGCGTCGCAACTCACCCCGAGCGATCGCTTCAAATTTTTTTGCCATCAGAGCATGGTGCCGACCGTGAATGAATCCCGGCCACATTTGCTTCACGTACTCCATGAAGTTCTTTTGCGCCTTCTCACGCGTCAACGCCGACTGATACGTCTCCACCTCTTCCAACAACGACGAATACATCGCCGGGTCAAGATTTTTTATCAGCTCACCAATGTCAGGAGTCACGTCATTTTTTTCCATTTTTTATTCGACTTTCCTGAAATCCACATACACAGGCCGAATGCTGCGCCGATTCTTCATCCTCTTCAACACACCCAAATCCACCAGCTTATCCACCAACCTCTTCGTGTTCGCCAGCCCACCCCTGCCCCTCACGTCCATGATCTGCCTCAACGTAGGACTATGACCCCACTTCTTCCACCACTCATCCACAATCAAAAACACTTCCCTCTGCGCCGGACTCATATTCACTCCTAAGCAATCTTCATACCTGATCCGAGGCCGTCGAGCCATTTCCCTGTTTATTTCCACTATATTAGGGTTTTCCTGATGGATGGAAACGTTTCCATCGGTCCCTAAAATAGTGCTCACTTTTTGCAAAATATCCCCCCGGGTGTTTTATTTAGTTTTCACAAGGGGGGGTGTTTCCAGCTCCGCTTCCAAACTCTCGGCGGAAAAATCGGACGGGGAGGGGGTCGATTTTTGATGAGATTGGGTGTGGGGAATGGAATTTGATTGATTCTGGGTGTGGGGATTAGTATGTATAGGGCCAGTGGGACTCCAAACGGCGTTTGGGGCGGTGGGGGTCGCGGGCTGGTCGGCGGGAGAATCGACTGCCACCCGGTCGGCGCTCTGGTCGTCGTCATGCGTTGCGCTGTCATGCTGCGCATCATCATTCATGGCCGGGCCTTCGGCATCCGTCGCGCTCTGGCTCTCTGGTAACGTTTCCAATGCGTCGCCGCTCGATTGATCGGTCGATGATTCCGGGGTATCAATGTTGCCCGTGATCTCATGAATCAGTGAATCAGCAGCAGCCTTCGCGGTTACGTCCACCGCATCGCCCTGCATCACGGCGCGCAGTTTTGCCAGCAACGCGGCCTTGGCATCCTCTGAACTCTTGACGTGCTTTACTTCGGTTCTATTTGTGAACGCTGCCACTTCGGTAACTGTGCCCAAAGTCTTTGCAGCCTGGATCTTTTGCGCCTGCTTTGTGTCAGGATCAATGATTACTTGCACAAGAGAATGGATTACTAACTCCCTCAACTGTTCAGCGGTTCGATATTTCGCAGCCTCATTTGCCAGCCTATACGCTTCGACTTCTCGGGCGACTGCTGGGTTTTGCTTGAGCTTAGTAGCTTCGCCGCTTTCGGTTTTGGGCTTTCCCTTGGAGTTATACGCTTTGCGGTATGCATCAGCACCCGTTGCACCACTGGCGACCAAACGGGCGAATTCTCTCTGCTTATGCGTCAACTCACCGGGAACAAGCAAGATTTGATCGACTGGCACAGTCTCTAATGCTTGCTTGACTGCTTTACGTGTGAGCTTCATCACTGCCCCGCTTCGCTGTAGTTAAAACCGGGCGCGATTATAGGAACAAACGGGCAAATTGTCACCCGGACGACAAAAGCAAGGGTTTTCACCTATAAGTCACTGTCGCATAGGTGACTGACAAGGGGCTTGACAAATGCGAGCATCACCACCAATGGAAGCCATCGGGCAACCAGAAAACGAAAGGCAAACGATGCAAACCATCACCTACAACACGGGGCGCACATACGACGCCCCACAAGTGCTGCAAATCACTGTTGAATCGGAATCGGTGGACGAATACGGGTTGACCACTGTTCGCGCCACGTTCACCGATGCGAGCCGCCACATATCGGGCCGGGTTAACGCCCTGCTATTTAATGACGGACTCGGTGAAGCAGTGTTGACAGAGTACGACGCCGGACGATACGAGCCAATTTAAACCCAGCCAACCAGAAAGGACAGCACACCATGACAACCGCAACCGAAAACCGCACGCTTTCAGCCATCGCCGCCGAGATTCGCGCCGACTGGAAAAAACCATACTTTGGAGCCGTGCCCTACATCGACGCAATGCGCCAACTCGACAGCATCAGCGACAAGTATTACGAGGACGACGCCCGGGGAATCGTGCTTTATTTCCTGGCGAACGCTACAAGCTGGCGAGGTGACACCGCCCGCCGCGTCAAGGCCGAATTAAAAGCCCTCACCAAGTAAACCCAAGGAGAACCACACCATGCAAACAACCCGCAAACTCACTTTTTACACTGACCCAGGCCATGGCTGGCTCGCCGTTGACCGCGCCGACCTAGACGCCCTGGGCATCGCCCACAAGATCACCGCCTACAGTTACCAACGAGGCGACCGGGTTTATCTCGAAGAAGATTGCGACGCGACGACCTACCTAGAAGCCGCAGCCGCCGCAGGCTGGCGCGTGACGTGCCGCGAGAAATACAGCCAGAACAGCACCATTCGCCGACTCAGCCCCTACCAGCGCCGATTCACTCATGCCGCGCTTATCAACATGGCGCAGAGCTTCGGAAAACTTCACCTAATCCACATCGCCGACGAGGTGCGCCCATGAAAAAAACCTACCAAGTCGAATTGAAGCGAATTTCATACGTAACCGTAACAGTCGAAGCAGAGTCACCCGATCATGCCGACGAAAGAGCCTGGGAAGAATTACAAAAAAATGAGAGCGTGCAAATAAACGACGCCCAATGGGAAACCGAGTCGATAACCGAAATCAAAGCCTAAACAAACCACAGAAAGACCAAACCATGAAAACCACATTTACACCCGAAGAACTTTGCAACATGGTGGACGCACTCGCCCACATCCGCGCACAGATCGCCGATTTGCAAGAGGTAGAGAAAAGCTACAAGGCTGCACTGATCGCCGCCGACGCGCCCGCAATCGAAGGCACGCTGCACCGCGTGACAATCAGCCAAACAACCCGCACGATCATCGACTGGCAGACCATCGCGCAACGCTTCGACCCCTCCCCGCAACTGATTCGCGCCCACACCACCCAGAGCGCGCCGAGCTTCACTGTGCGCGTTACAGCCCGCAAGGTGACAGCATGACCGCACAGCAACTAATCGACCTACTGCGCCAATGCGACCCACTGAGCCCGGTTTATGTTTTCACAAACGACGAAAGCCGCCGGGTTTTGTCCGTGGACGATAACGTCTCATCGATAACCATCATCGCAGAGGACGAAGAAGAATGAACCACTCCCGCGCCGTGACCGTGACAGTGCGCCGGGTTTATGGTATGCCCGTCATATACCCAGCAGACGCCAACGCCCGCGCGTTTGCTGCAATCGCCGGGACAAAGACCATCACACCCGCCGCCCTTCGACATATCAAAAATTTAGGCTTTGACGTGAACGAGAAAACAGAGCCAGCCGCAACCCTGGAGGATTTGAACAAATGAGCCACACAACCGCCAACGGCCTGACCGTATACGATGGCCCCAGCCTGATCGATGGCGCGCCAATTTTGGTTATTTTGACCGGATTGAACACGCCCAGCACAAATGCCAAGACCGGGGCAATGGTGCAGTCTTATATTATTCGCGCCGATGTTGACCCGCTCACCGCGTCACGCACCGGGCAAGATGCCGCGATTTGTGGAGATTGTCGCCACCGCCCCAGCTTGGCAAAGGCCACAGGCGCGCCACTATGCTACGTCAACAAGGCCCACGGCCCCGCCGCCGTTTTCCGGGGTTTTTTGCGTGGCATATACCCGACCGCCACACCCGAAGCCGCAGCCGCTCGACTTGCTGGCAGGGTTTTGCGCTTGGGCACGTATGGCGACCCAGCAGCAGCACCCGCGAGATTGTGGCAAACGTTCACAGACGCCGCAGCAGGTCACACAGGCTATAGCCACCAGTGGAAAACGCCCGGATTTAATTTTGACCAGTGGCGCGGCCTAGTAATGGCATCAGCCGACAGCCTGGACGATGCAGCCCTGGCAAACTTGCACGGAATGCGCGCATTTAGAGTCACCACCGCAGCCGATCGACAACCCGGCGAAGCTATTTGCCCCGCGTCAACCGAAGCAGGAAAGCGCACAACGTGCGCCGACTGCCAATTGTGCGCCGGAACAACCAAAGCCGCCCGGGATATCGTCATTCAAGACCACGGCCCAGGCTACAAAGCCCGCCGCGTAATCCCAATCGCCACAGCATGAAGGGGCACACCATGACCAACGAACGCCGCGCAAACAACGCAGAACGCGCCATTTTCACAATTTACAGCGACGACCCCATAAGTGGAGTCGTTGATTTGCTCGCCGATCTCATGCACTACGCCGACCGCGAAATGATAGATTTTGAGCAAGCCCTAAAAACTGCCAGACACCACCACCAAACCGAAACCACAGAGGCCACATCATGCTAACTATTCAGATCAACAACACCGGAGCAGCTTTTGACAACCCCGAACACGAAGCCGCCCGCATTTTGCGAAGGCTTGCCGACCAACTGGAAAACCAGACCGCGCCCGAAGTATTGCGAGACTTGAACGGGAATATTTGCGGGACGGTTGAATTTGACCCGATGACACAATGGACGGGGCACCAATGAAAAACCACATAACCACAGAACAGGCCCGCGCCATTGTGGGCAACGTGGCAGTGTGGGAGCTTCGCGCAATAACGCGGGCTTTATCCATGTTGCCAATACTCAACACGCCAGAAGAAAACCGACGACTCAAAGCAGCCCGCCACCTACTTAGGAGAATGAAAAAATGAAGCACGCAGAAGCCGACTACATCCGCGCCGGGTATCAATACGAACGGGGCAAGAGCGCAGCCGAAACGCTGCGCGCCATGCTGGAATCGGAACACATCAACGACAAACCCGAAGCCCGCCGCCTGATCGAGCAAGGCCGGACAGAAGCCCGGCAAGTGTCGCGCAAGTGACAGACACCCGGCCCGCGCCGGGTTACAAACCAAAACCCAACAAACCGAAAGGGGAAAACATGACCGAAACCAAAACCACCAACCGCAAAGCTGCCCCAGTTAATGGCGGAGGCACTGCGCGCATATCACTTAAAAACATCAAATACTCAGAATTTGCAAGCCACGAGACGCACTGCTTCGAGGCCACAATTTACATCGACGGCAAGCGTGCTGGCACAGTCTGGAACAGCGGTAGCGGAGGCAGTAATTCATATCACCCGCACTCTGAATTGTGGCCGGCGTTGATGGCGGAGGCGGAGAGGATGCCTTCAACGACATGGATGCTAGACGATCAACCCGTGGAGATGCACCCAACACCTGACGAAATCATCGACGACTTGTTGGTCAGTTACCTATACAGTCGCGACCTAAAGCGCGCCATGGCCACGCGCATTCTTTTTGTGTCGAAAGACGGCATATTGAAAGAATCCAAGCCATTCAAAAAGCCACAACTTGAGGCGCTGTTGAGCAATGACGATCTGCCAAAAATGCTTGGCAGCGAAACCATTCTCAACTTCATGCCACCCAGCTTGGCACTTCAAACATACCGCACAGCAATTGCAGCAGGAGCATAAATCATGGGTTACTTTTCTAAAACTTGCGCTAAAACTCACCTTCCAATTACTTGCTCGGATAAGAGCAAAGAATTTAGCTTGGTAATCGCGCTGCTGCCCAATGGCGGCGTCCGCTTCGGTAGTTATGACGGCTACGGCCGCGTCGACGGCGAGTCGGTGGCGGAGGACGAAAACGGGCAATGGATATGGGAAAAAGTTAAGTTTGTTTTGTCGGCCCATTACAAAGGCGAGGCATACGACGAGCTTGGCAAGTCAGGGGATGAGATGGCGCAGGGATATTTCATGTCGCAAGAATTCCTAACCTACTGCAAATTGCACGGCCCATTCAAGAATCGAGCAGCCTATGTGCGCGCATTCAAGAAATACGCCAACTGGTAATTGGCCCTGGCCGTTCCCTGTAGTTAACGGGCGGCGCGTGATACCACCACCGCCGCCCCCGCCGCCACCACCAGAAGACGCCCCCTTCTAACCAAGCTTATCAACCATGCGCGCTAGCGAGTAAGCCACTTTGAAAAGGCCGAGACGACGGTGCGCATCGTTGTAATCCTCCCCCACTACATCGCTCATCCAATACGGCCAGCCGATCTCGCGCGCAACGCGCTCCCCAGTGGCGGAGGCATCATTGTCGGCAACCACTAGGCCCGACCCCTTAATGGCGGAGGCAATCTTCTTCATGTTGCCTGCCGAGAAACAAACGTGCAGCGTATACCTCTTTTTCATGTTCTTGAGTGCCTTGCGAATTGACAAGGCTGTGGCATAGCCTTCACACAAGATATGCGGGCCTTTGTTGTCGAAACAAAACTCTGCCTCTGATGTGCGCTGCCCGTACAAAAACTTTTTCGTGCCGTCCGCATCAATCAACTGGCAACCGACCAAGTGACCGTCCACGCGCATGGGTATGACCAATGTGTGGCGGCCTTCATGCACCCACACGTTTCCCTCTTCGTCATCAAAGCCCTTGGCCTTAAGGTAATCGTGCTTCGCAAATTGGCATTGCTTCAGAATGCTGGCTGCTTTAGCGGCGGCCTCACGCTGCATGCGCACACGCTCCATCTCTGCTTCGTTGGCAATGCGTTGAAAGTCACGTTTCTGCCCTTCGCTGACTGCCTCACCACTCCATACCGACACCTCTGTGTCTGTTGCATGGTTCTGTGCGAAACCATGATCGCCCATGAACTTCACTGCGCCGTTGCGCTTGTTGGGGTGGTCAGTGGTGGGGTAACGTTTCCACACGCCTATTGGTGGAGGCGTGTTGATGACAATGCCAAGAGCACGACAGAAGTTCAAGAACTCCATGTGTTCTTGCTCCTTAACTTGGCTTCGACGGCGCGGTAGATGTCTTCAATCTTGAATGTGCCCATGAGCCGCACTTTAATTTCGTGGTGCAACTCTGCAATCTCCTCATCCGTCAGCCCAACCCATTCACGCTTTGGTTGTGGGTGGGTGTTCCCATATACGGGCGGTTTGATGTGAACTATTGCATCTCCACATCTAAACGCCACAGGCTCTTGCTTCTCTGCCTCTGCGATGGCTTGGCGTAGGGATGCGATGGCGTTTTTTATTGGCGTTTTCCACATCGGTTCTGTGGCGTGCGAATGTTCCAACGCCTCCAACGCCTGTTTCATTGCTTCAATGCTCATTTGATTACCTCTTTCTGTTTTGCTTCCAAACATTCTTTGCACACAAACTTCATCGGGCCGCCATTCCATGTTTTAATGTGGCCGCCTATTGTTGATTTGTCTTTTTGACATTTCCAACACATACGTTTTTTACTTGCCATCTTTCGCTCAACATTCAAATTTGCCGAGGTAGCGAGAACATTTTCGGCAACTACGTTTTTGCATCCTTGTCCTCTCATTTGATGACTCCTTTTTTGACTAGCTTGATGTATTGCTTGCGCTTGTTGTCAACAAAATGCTGCACCTGCAAGTTTGGTTGCTTTGGCACATCACTCAATCCTTTTGGCCAGACGCCGAACTTGTCTTTATAGGTGTGTGCTGCCCATCCTGGCTTCTTGCCCCGCGCCACCACGTACCACTGCAACATCGACCACCATTCCTGCTTGTTCTCTCTGCTCATGGTCTGCAACTCAGACATCTCGCCGGGCACTGACTCAAGCAAAGACTTCTTCTCGCGCACGTAGCCGCAGTGCGTGCAGGTGTCGAGGTAACGGGGCATGTACGCATCACAACGCGGGCACTTGGCTTCCTTCTTCTCCTTCTCTGTCGGCTCCTTCTTGGGCTTCTCTTTGCCCTCGTCAAGCTCATGCACGCCGTTCTCGTACACGTTCTCCCAGTCATCACGGAAGCGCAGATAGTTGCCGCTGTGGTCAAGCCACAAGGCAAACTGTTTGTCGTCCGGGTTGTCCTGGTTGGAGCGCATGACGCGACCCATTTGTTGGATGTGTGACGACAGCGACTTGCTGAATGGCCGGGCAGAAACACCAATCATCACGTCAGGCACGTCAAAGCCTTTGGTCAAGATGTCGGTGGCGATGAGCCCGTGGATCTCTGTGTCTGGCTTGGAGAACTCGGCAATGATGTCCTTCTTGAACTCATCATCGTCACGGTAGCTAATGCTCACGAAGTTGTAGCCATGCTCCGCGAACTTGCGGGACAGATCGATGCCGTGGTCCACGCCAGCACAGAACACAATGGTCTTGCGCGGGCGACCAAAGATCTCGTGCGTCATCTTGACCCATTCGGCCACCACGTCACCCGTGATCTGCATGCCACGCTTACTGGCCTCGGCTTGCGACCATTCGCCGGCAACCTTCTTGGCCCCCTCCATGTCGATCTCTTTGGCAATGAACACGCGCAGCGGCACGAGTACGCCTTGGTCCACCAACTCCTTGGTGGAAACGGATGACACAACGCCTTCGTAGATCTTGCCAAGCCCTTTGGTGAACGGGGTGGCAGTCAGGCCAATGACCTTGACCTCGGGGTTGTTCTTGATGAACTCGACTGTCTGCTCGCGGGTTTGATGGCACTCGTCCACGATGAGCAGGTTGAGCCCAGGGAATGAGCCACGCTTCTCAAGGGTTTGGGCAGAACACACTTGAATGCGCTCGTAGGGGCGATAGCGCCAATGGCCTGACTGCATGACGCCGTGGTCGATGCTGTACTTCTCCAGGCGCTGGCTGGTTTGATCGCACAGCACGATGCGGTCCAGCAGCATGGCAGCCTTGTTGCCCTTCTCCTTGGTGGCGCGTAGCAGTTCAATGGCCATCTCCGTCTTGCCCGCCCCAGTGGGCGCGTAGAGGATCTGACTACGCTTGCCGCTCGCAAAGCCCGCACGCAAAGCGGACAGGATGTTGGCCTGATACGGCCTCAATTGCAATGACATACAAACTCCTACCGAATATGCCCCTCGGCTTGGGGTTGGGGGACGAGCCCCCTTGGTTTAAGCCGCCTGCTTGAGCTGACTTTGCAGGTACTTGACCTGCTTTTTCAGTTGTGCATTCTCGGCCTGATACTGGTCACGGCTCTTGGTCACCGCTCCCAACTCAATCTTGGCCATCTTCAACTCCTCGCGCAACTCGTTGATGTGGTTCTCTGTGAACTGCGGATCTTCGGCTGCGCCCTTGGCCAACTGATCTTTGAGCTTTTCGTTCTCTTCGATCAGGTACTGGATAGTTTCCAGCTTCTCATCGGGCTTGTCTGTCACATCCGCGACAGGCTTGGTGATGGAAACGTTACCAGCGGCAGAAGTCTTTTTGGGTTTGCGAGTGCGCTCCCTGACCTCGCCTGACGAATCCCGGTACTTGTACTTGTCAGACTGGGGCAAGTTAAGCGATGCCTTCACCTTGGCCACAAACGGGTGGGAGACATGGCAGGCGCGGGCAATTTCGCGATCACCCCAGGTGCTCCATTCGAAGTCGTTGAGCATCTCTGTAACGATATGGCGCTTGTCCTCTGCGCTCAGGGGCATGCCGTGTGTACCGTTGGCACCAAAGCTATACAGGATCGCTTCACGCACCGTGCCATTGACGATGCGGCAGACCATGCTGGCGCGCTTGTTCTTGCGCAGCGCGTGATACCGGTGGAAGCCGTCGGCCAGCCAGTACTCTTTGCCATCGAAGAAGGCAACGCCGGGCGGGAAGATCGTTCCCTCTTCAATCAAGGTGGCGTACTGGTCCACCATGTCTTCGTGGATTCGTGTGCGCGATTGAGTGCCGCCATCAATGCGGATCACGTCCATCGGCAAGGTTTTCTCTGCGACGAATACTGTCATTTGTTCTTCTCCATGATTTTCAAATCTCTTAGGTTAATGTTGTTGCGCTTGGCCCACTCTTCAAACTTCACATCCAGCTTGCTGATTGGCTTTTGCTTTTGCTCTCTCGGCGGCTTGGAAGGCTTGGGCGGCTTGGGCTCACGAGGCGGTTTGGGTGGTGGTGGTGGCTTGTGCCAGCCTGCACCATTGATGATTTTGCTCTCTGTCATAGCTTGACCCCACATGCCTTAGCCATGTACGCCACGTAGACCTGATCTGCCGTGTCATAAGACTTGCGATCAAAACTGTAGAAGATTTGTGTCTTGCCCTTGTAGCCGTTGTGCTCGTTGGGCGTGATTGCAATCTTGGCGATTCCAGTTTGCTTATTGCTTCTGATGCTCGTGTACTCGCGCTCCGCAACAAGGTGATACGTCATCGTCATGGGCAGTTGGCAGAATTCCTCAAAGGTGTATTCCTTCATGCCTGACCCCGTGCCGCAAAGTACCCGAGCAAAAAGTAGCGCCACTTGGTCTGCACGTTGACGCGGTCGTACCGCTTGCCATCCCAGTGAAAGTCAATGCCCTTGAGCAACAGGTGTCGTTCGAAATCTTGGCGTGCTGCCGTAGCGATTTGTTGTGATGTCTTCATTTGATTGCCTTCAAGATGAAATAAAAGCAGCCGTCCGATTCGGCCTGATACACGATGTCAAAGTCAGCTTTGTAGATGTAGCGGAAGTCGCTCATGGAGGTCTTGCCCACCTGCTCATAGCTGCTTTGGCGCAAGAAGATCAACTGCTCTGGCGTGATGATGCGACTGTGTGATGGGTCACCCAATGCCCACGGCGAGTCCTTTGATGGCACTGTTGCCAGTAGGTGTCCGTCCGGCTTCAGGATGCGGTGGAACTCCGAGAACTGCTTGAAGAACAGCTTGTAGTCGCCCTGCTGCCCAAGGTGCTCAAGCACCTCGTATGCGTGGATCTCGTCGAACTCCCGGCCCATGAATGGCAGTGGCATGTCCATCAAATCCCACACTACGTCGGGCTTGTGATGGGCGTTGTTGTCCAGGGTGACAAGCTCACCCCATTCGTAGTTGCCGTCGCAGGTCATGCGCTTCTCTCGGCTGGACCCGCAGCCGATCAGCAGTTGCTTTTTCTTCATGCTCTACCCTTTGTTGTCAGTGAACCGAATACTTTCTTGCCGCAGTACACACAGCGAAACCAGTACCCGTTGTCTTCTTTCTCGTGCTCAACGTACCTGTGCTTGCAGGTGGCTTGATCTGGCTTGTTCATTTATCGTCTTCTCTTTTGTAGTCCATGATTTGAACGAGGTTGCCCATCCAGAAAATGACTGCGATCACGAAGGTCGGCATTGCCAGCCATGTTGGCAAGAATTCAATTGATGCGCTGGCCACAAAAGGCAGTGTCAAAAACGTGGCCATCAACTCTGTGCTTTTTTTCATCGCTTCATCTCCCGGATATAAGCGGCAAAGCTGGCGACCGTGTCCTGCGCAAACGGGATCTTGAACTCATGCTCAATACGAGCAGCGACTTCTTCAATCACGTCATTGCGGTAGCACATGATGTCATCGTCATCGTGCCGTGGTTTCTGCTGTTGCTTGCGCTCAATGGCCTCAAACGCCTCATCTTCTGGTGTCTTCTCAATCATCTCTGTCCTCCAAAATGTCCAAGCCCTTCAACGCTGCCATGCCTACGGCCACAAAGAGCACGCCACCGGCAAGCAGGAATGCAATGATTGCAATGATGTTCCACATAGCTGCCTCAAAATGTGTTGCCTGACTTCTTTACCTGCCAGATGCCGATCGGGTACGTCCTGATGTCGCCATCGCTCCACTGGATCATCACGAACGAATCGTCGGAGATCCAGCAACCCAAAGTCGTTGAACCATTCGAGGCAAAGGTGTAGGCGATAAAGCTGTTCTTGTTCTTGCACTTCACGTCTGTCAAGACGAGCATGCCGCCATCTCTGTTGACTGCGGTCGCAAGTGTTTCGCCAAACACTGGTAACGTTACCAGCGCCAAGATTGCAAGTAGTTTCTTCATGTGTTCTTCTCCTTGAGTTTGTTTACAAAATCCCAATGCTCTCCGTAGATTTCTTCCGCCATTGCGTAGTTGATGAGCGATAGCCACATTGATTTGTCGTTCCCAAGATCGTGATGCGCCTCGGCAATATCCAAATGATTTTTAGCCCACCTGTCAATATATGCCTGCCTTGCTTCATCTAGGTATGGGACAGTCATACCAACCCCTCCGCCATCAGCTTCAACCAGATCGCACAGCCCCAGAAGAAGCCGCACACCGCAGTGATCGTCCTCGCCTCAATGCTCCACAGCACAGGGTCAAACGACACCGAAACAAAACTACCGATGAGGTAGCAGACAAAGAACCCCATGACAAACGGCACAAGGTTGAAAAAGATTGTGTTGAAGTAGCGTTTCATGGTTGCCTCAATTTCCTTTGACGCACAGCACCTGCTTCAAGGTGTGGACCACCTCAACCAGATCTGTTTGGTTTGCCATCACTTGGTCAATGTCTTTATAGCTGGCAGGGATCTCATCGATCACTGCTTCGTCTTTGCGACATTCAACGCCTTCGGTTTGCGCGATCAAGTCGGTAAGGCTGAACCGACGTTTAGCTTCGGCTCGTGACATGACACGACCAGCGCCATGTGAGCAGGAACAATAGGATTGCAGATCACCCTTACCCCGCACAATGTAGCTTCGCTG